GCCATGTTCGACAGCGACGAGCCGGACGGCGAGCTGGCGCAGCAGGCGTTCCTGGTGTACGACGACGAGCGGCCAGAGCTGCGCGGCAGCTACAAGCTCGGCATCGCCGACGTGGTCGACGGCGAGCTGACGGTGCTGGCCAGCGGTTTGCGCGCGGCAGCGTCACGGTTGCCGCAGACTGCCGACCTCACCGAGGACGTGATTAACGAAGCGCGCGCCGTCATCGACAGCTACGTGGCGCAGATGCAGGACCGTCAAAAAATACAGCCACAGATGCGAGAAACAAAATTCGATGCGCCGGGCTGGCTCCGCGGCAACGCGGCGCGTGGCCTCGAGTGGTACGGCGAAGGCCTGGCGGGCGACGGCGTGACGACGCAGACCGTGCGCGAAGCGCGCGCCATGGCCGGCGGGTTCGTGAGCGAGGACAAGGCGGTGCGCATGGCCGCGTGGTTCGCGCGCCACATGGCCGACCTCGACGCGCCGGCGGCGAATCCCAGCCACGAGGACTACCCGTCGCCGGGCGTCGTGGCGCACGCGCTGTGGGGCGGCGGCACGCGGCGGCAGTCAGAGCGCGCACAGCGCTGGGCGGAGGAGCAGGTGGCGAGTGAGCAGCGCGCAGCGGCAGCGCCACGGCACGAGCGCAAGGCCGTGGTGATCGCGCCCAGCGGCGTGTCGGATCGCACGGTGACTGGCGTGTTCTCGGTGTTCGGCAACATGGATAGCTATGCCGACGTCATCCACAACGGTGCGATGGAGAAGACGCTGCACGAGCGCGGCGCGCGGATCCTGCACCTCTGGCAGCACGATATGGACCAGCCGCCGATTGCGATGATCGAATCGATCCGCGAGGTACCGCGCCAGGCGCTGCCGGCAGAGGTGCTGCTGCGCGCGCCGATGGCGACGGGCGGTGCCGAAGTGACGCGGACCTACCTCGACACGCCACGCGGCAACGAGGTGCTGGCGGCGATCCGCGGCGGCGTGCCGCTCGAGATGTCGTTCGCCTTCGATGCAATCCGGTACGACTTCGTCGAGGACGCGGCATCGCCGATCGGCGTGATCCGCAACCTGCGCGAGCTGAAGCTGTACGAGACGTCCGATGTATTGTTCGGCGCGAACAGCGCCACAGTGGCGGCAAAGATGCATACGACAATGCCGATCCCGACGCTGCTGGCAGCGTTGAAGGTGGCCATGAAGGCCGGAGCGCGACACAGCACGCGCGACGTGCAACTGATTAACAGCATCGCCGAGGCGGCGGTGGAATTGGGCGCGACCAGCGTGCGCCTGATAGCTGAGCCTGATCCCGACGAGGAGCGCGCCGCTCGTGGAGCACTCGCTGTCCCGGTCGATCGGTCACGGCAACTGCGCGCTGCAGCAGCTGCGCTGGCACTGCTGCACAAGGGAGGATCATAACCATGGCAAACACACAGGCGCTCTACAACGAGGCCACGGAGCTGTACGGTCGTGCTCGGGCATTGCTCGACGCATCGCCGAACGGCATGTCGGACGCGGACTCGGCGCAGTACGACAAGATCATGGAGCAGTTCGACGGACGGATCGCCGAGGCGAAGCGGCTCGAGCGCGGCGAGCGCGCGGCGCACATCGTTGCGGACATCGAGGCACCGACCTCGCGGCTGGGCATTGGCGGCATCGAGGCACGCAGCGCGACCGAAGAGCGACAGCTCACGCTGGTCCGCTCGTGGTTCAAGGGCGGCGTGCTGAGCGCAGCCGAGCGCAAGGATCTGTCGGCCGGCGTCGATGCCCAGGGGGGGTATCTCGTCGCTCCGGCAGTGCTGGCGCAGGGCATCGTGAAGTTCATCGATGACGAGGTATTCCTGCGGCGCTTGGCCACGGTGATCCCGATGGACGTCGGCACCGAGCTGATCGCACCGACGTGGGACACCGATCCGGCGGACGCCGACTGGCTCACCGAGATCGCCAGCGTCACGACGGACACCAGCATGGCGACGGGCCTGCGCACGCTGCGGCCGAGCCGCTTGTCGAAGCAGGTCAAGATCTCGCGGACGCTGGTGAACCAGTCGCGGATCAACATCGAGCAGTGGGTCCAGGCGCGCCTGGCCTACAAGTTCGGCATCACCGAAGAGAAGGCGTTCATGACGGGCTCCGGCGCTGCCGGCGTGCCGCTCGGTGTGTTCACTGCCAGCACGCAGGGCATCCCGACGAGCCGCGACACCACGGCCAGCGCGACGACGTCGTTCACCGCCGACAATCTGCTCGACACGAAGCACGCGCTCAAGGCAGCGTACTGGTCGCGACCGGCAACGCGCTGGGTGATGCATCGTGACACCATCGCGCGGATCCGCAAGCTGAAGGACGGCGCGGGCAACTACCTGTGGAGCCCAGGGCTTGGACCGGGCGGCGGCATCACGCAGGGCCTGCCACCGACCATCTGCGACGTGCCGTACGTGGTCAGCGAGTACGCGCCGAACACCTACACCACGACGCAGTACGTCGCGATCATTGGCGACTTCTCGTACTACTACATCGCCGAGACGCAGCGCTACGAGCTGCAGGTTCTGGCCGAGCTGTACAGCGCGACGGACCAGATCGGCTACATCGGTCGCACGTACCTCGACGGCCAGCCGGTGCTCGCCGAGGCGTTCCAGCGCTTGAAGCTGGCCTGAGGAGGAAACAATGGCACACATCGGACAGCTCAACGAGAACGTCGCGATCGACTACGTCGGCGCCGCGGTGTCGAACTCGAGCAGCACGGACAGCAACAGCACGCGGCTGGACATGCAGGGCTGGGACGGCGTCCTGTTCGTCACCACGATCACCGACAGCGCAGCGACGGGCGTTGCGACGCTGAAGGTCGAGCAGAACACGGCGGACAGCGACACCGGCATGGCGCTGATCACCGGCGCATCGGCGTCGGTCACCTGCGCGGTGAACGACGACATCAACGGCAAGATCCTGATCGTCGACGTGCGCGAGCCGCGGCAGCGGTACGTGCAGGGCGTGCGCACCAGCGCCACGGCCAACATCGCGTTCGGGGAGGTCATCGCGATCCGGTACGGCCCGCGCCTGGCCCCGGCGGCGCTCTCGAGCACGGCGGCGGCGGCGGCTGAGGTCGTCAGCGGCGCGTAAGGAGGGACTTCGATGACCTACAACAGCTCCAACTACCACGAGCAGGGCGGGGCGTCGTGGGTCGTCGGTGGCAGCCAGACGGTGAGTGGTACGCTCACCGTCTCCGGCACACTGGCGGCCAGCGGCGCGACGCTCAACGGCCTGATCCGCGTCGACAAGGTCGCGCTGGCGGCCGTCGACACCGCCGGCGGCGTCTTCGCGTGGGCGAACCCGGCGGGCGCGGCGATCATCGTGCACTCGGTGATCCTCGACGTGACGACGTTCACCACCGGCGCATGCACCATCGATGTCGGCGTCGCGGCGAACGGCACCACGCTGAGCGACACGCTGCTCGACGGGCAGTCGCTGGCCTCGGCGGCGAAGGTGCTGAACAGCGCCACCAACGCCGGCACCAACGGCTCGATGTCGCGCAGGCTCACGTCGTCGCAGTTCGTCACCGGCTCGGTGGCCAGCGGCGCATCGGCGGGGCTGGTCGGCAACGCGTACATCAGCTGGTCGCTGGTCTGACGGAGGGCGCGATGCCGATCACATCGAAGAGCGTCACGATCGCAACGACAGCGACAGCGATCCACACGGCGGCGAGCAATGGCTGTCGTGTGCACATCTTCAGCGCCAGCGGCGGGCAGGACGTGACGCTCGGCCCGGCAACCGTCGTGGCGGGCACCGGCTACCAGCTGCTGGCGAGCAGCAAGACCGAGGTCGACATCGACGTGCCGCCCGGCGAGACGCTGTACGGCATCACGTCAACCAGCACCAAGGCGCTCGGCGTCCTCGTCGTGGAGTACTAGATGGCACTCGGATTGACCGTGACGGATCTGCGCGAGTATCTCGACCAGGTGCCGGACCGCGCCGCGCAGCGCGTCACGGTCACCGGGTCGCCGACGGGCGGCACCTACACGCTGGTCTACCAGGGCACGGCCACGGTCGCGATCGCATACAACGCCACGCCGGCGACGGTGCAGGCGGCGATCACGACGGTGGCCGCGACGGCCGGCGACGCCGCACCGGTCACGGTGTACGGCTCGGCAGGAGGGCCCTACCTGGTGGTGTGGTCGGCGCGATCTGCCCGGATCGCGTCGCCGCTCACGCTGGGCACCAACAGCCTCACCGGCGGCACCACGCCGTCGGTCACCGTCGCGGTGGCGCTCGATGCGCTGCTGCAGGACATCCTCGACCGGGCCTGCGCGATGGTCGAGAGCGCGCTGCTGCCCGTCGAGTACGCCGCCTACGGCGCGGCCTCGGTCGAGGTCGTGCGCAGTGAGGCGTATCGCACGACCTACATGCGCCTGCCGGCGCACCAGCACGGCAGCGTGTCGCTGGTCGTCGAGGTCAGGCGGCTGACCGATACGACCGGCACGACCATCGATAGCGCCGACTACGTGCAGAAGAACGGCTACCTGATCGCCGCCGACATCGAGAACCGATGGCGCGCGCATGCGGCGTATCGCATCACGGCCGTGTGGGGCTACGGCCCGGCGCCGGCAGACGTGCAGCATGTCGCGCTCGAGCTCGCCGTCAACGCGTGGCGCCAGCGCGATCGCGGGCTGTACAGCGAGGTGCAGGGCATCGAGGGCGGCGGCGCCGTGAGCTACGTGGGCGGCATCAACGCCACGCAGCGCATGGTGATCAACCGTGCCCGGGCACAGTGGCGCGAGGTGGTGACGTGACCAACCGCACGACCATCGACGGGCTCGACCGACTGCTGGCTACGCTCGATCCGGCGCGGCAGGAGGAGATCCTGCACCGACTGCTCACGCGCGCCACAGCGCACGTGCTGGCGCGCACCAAGGAGGCGGGGCCGCGCGTGCCACGGCGTCGCCCGCTCTACTACGGTGGCGGGCGCGTCTCGCGCGACATGACGTCCGGGCGCTATACGCCGGTGCTGACCGGCAACCTGCGGCGATCGATCACCAGTCAGGTGCAGCGCACGCAGCAGCGCGGCATCGTGGGCACCAACGTGGTCTACGGACGCTACGTGCACAAGCATCGCCCGTTCCTCGTGTGGGCGCTCGAGGACAGCCAGGACAAGATCCGCGGCGAGATCGACAAGGCCGGCAAGGCCATCGTGGGTGGCGCATGAGCTATCGCCTTGAGGACATCGTCGCCAACCTGAACCACGTGTGGTCGACGATGACAGGCATCACGGCGACGCTGGCCTACGAGCCACGCGCGGTGCAGGCGCCGCCGATGCTGTACACGCTGCTGGACAGCGTCGAGCGCACCGACGCGACGACCAGCGCGGGCAGCAACACACGTCTGGTGGCCGTGCGGTATCGGCTGATCACCCGTATAATGCTGTCGTGGCGGGACACCGAGCAGGCCGAGCGCGATGTGCGATACTATACCGGCGCAGCGCTTGACCTCATGGAGGTCTCGACGAACCGCACGCTCGCGGGACTGATCACGGCGGGCAGCGGCGCGACCATCGAGAGCATCGCCACGGGCTGGATCGTGGTGGACGGCAACGAGTACCGGATCGTCGACATCACGACGGCGGTACACGACAAAGTGTTGAGGGGCTGACATGGCAGACAACTACAACATCCTCGAACCGACGACGACGCCGTCAGGCACCACGCAGCGCAGCATCCGAGCGTTGGAGATCTCGAGCCAGTTGCATGCTGGCGCTGTGCTCATTCATGGCACGAGCGGCGCCGTGCTGTTGGGACAATCGGCGCGTGCGGATAGCGTGCCAGTCACGTTGGCAACTCAAGATTTCAACGGGCTCACTGCTGGTGTGATGTCGATCATGTCGGCAACCACGCCTACAGGCGACCACTATCGGAACGGCGCGCTCGATGCGGGGTTTACCAATGACATCCTCATCACCGGAACCAGCGCGCCAGTTGCCGGCTCGTATAGCCCGGGTGGTTCGACTGTAAACTTCGTGATTCCATTGGGGTATGCGGGGTACAACAACCTGGTGATCGGTATCGAGCAGACCGTGGCACCGAGTGGTAGCAATATGACTTATACGATCTTGCCTTCAACACATATTGGTACACAGATAGGTCCTTCGGTTGTGATCACGCAATCAACAGGCAGCACCTTCAATGCATTCTTATATGCAGCAATGGGCGCAGCGATTACAGCGTCGGCGGCGCTTGCAGCGAACTCGAACTTCTCAACTCCTTTTCAGCCAGGCACGCCGGCGGTAACGGTCCGTTTGGGTGGTGGAAGCGGCGGCGGTACATGCCGTATGACGATCGGTCGAACACGATAAACGGAGGGACACATCATGGCAGTCGAGCTAGCCTTTGAGACACTGCTTGCCTCGATCGAGGCGACGCGCGGCACGGCAATCGCAGCGCCGACGCATCTCATTCACCTCGGCGGTGCAGTGACGCCGACGAAGAGCGTCCAAAGGCCAGCCGAGAGCCGCGGCACGTTGGCCGAAGCGTATCGCAGCATCACGACGCGGCACGGCGCGACCTTCGAGATCACCGAGGGCCCGATCGACACGCGGATCCTGCCGTTCCTGCTGAGCGGCATCCTGAACGGCAACGTGTCGGGCACCACGCCAGGCGGCGCGACGAACACGCGCGAGTGGGCGTTCGCGCGCGACATCACAGCCGACGACATCGAGAGCTACACGCTGTGGTTCGGCGACAGCAGCGTGCGCCAGCTCATCGGCGCGTACGCGATGTTCACCGAGGCCACGCTGGCCAACGACGCCTCGACCGAGGACGGCGTGCTGACGTTCTCCGGCAGCGGCGAGTGCCGCAAGCTCTCGACCAACAGTCCGGCGGACGCGGCACCAGCTGCAACGGCTGGCGCGATGCTGCCGGGCCAGATGATGTCGTTGTTCATCGACACCAGCTCGGCGATCGGCACCACGGCAGTGACAGGCCGTCTGGTCAGCGCTTCTCACACGCTGCGCACCGGCGTGACCTTCAAGTACCTGGGCGGCGGCGCGACCAGCGCGCTGGACTTCTCCAACACCGGACGATCGCGCGTCATCGGCATCAGCACGACGCTGGTGATGGAGCTGCCCGACTTCAACCAGTACGATAACTGGCTGGCTCACGATTCGCTGAAGGTCCGCGTGGTTCACAACGGGGCCGTGATCGAGTCGACGTTCCGGCATCAGGTGATCGTCGACACGTACGGGCCGTTCGAGACGCTGACGTGGGGCACGAACGCCGACAGCAACCGGACGGTCGAGCTCACCATCGAGGGCCTCGTCGACAGCACGCTGGCGAGCGACTGCCAGATCAAGGTGTTCAACGACTCGGCAACACTCTAGCATCGGTGGTCAGATTTTCGAGCATCGCTGGGTAGCTTTTTTGAACAGGAGACACAGACATGTTCGCCAAAGGTCGTGTAGCTATCGGCGTGGACGGCGAGGTCGCTGACGGTGCGATCACGCCGGCAATCGACGTCATCTGGATCCGGAACCGCATGAGTGTGGCGGTGCAACAAGCGGTCCAGTCGGAGGCCACGTCGATGAAGGGCGCCGGCGGACGCGCCATGGAGGTCGACATCGACGTCGGCATGTATCAGCTCGCACTGCTGCGACAGAACATCTTGGCCTGGCAGGGCCCGTCGTTCGCTGGCGTGGTCTGCACGCCGGAGACGATCGGCGAGCTCGACGCCAGTGAGCCGCTGGTGCAGCGCGTGCTGCAGGAGATCAGCGACCGCAACGCGCGCCGAAGCCCAAACGCAACGAGCTGATCGCGCGATGGCGTGCGCGGTTTCGCGGACGCGCGGTCAGCGCTGGGCAGTATGATGCGCATATCAACCTGCTGTTGATGGACGTGGCGCGGCTCGATCTGCGCGACGTCGACGACCTCGATCCCGACGCGCTCGAGGAGATCATGGCAGCGTACGAAGCGCGCAGTCAGCAGCAGGAATCCGAGCGCAAGGCAGCAGAACGGAGACGATGATCATGGCCACAGCCGAGCTCGATATCATCGTCCAACTGCGTAATCAAGCCAGCAAGGGGCTGCGAGAGATCAATAGCACGCTGACCACCATGGGCCGCGGTGTTGCCACAGGCGCCGCGGCCGGTATCGCCGGCGTCACTGCGGCTCTCGGTGCGGCCACCATGGCTGGCCTGAGCTACAACAACAGTGTGGAGCAGGCCGGCGCGAAGATCCAGGCGTTCACAAAAGACCACGAGAAAACGGCAGAAATCCTCGAGATGGTGCAGGATCGCGCGGCGCAGACGCCGTTCGCCTACACCGAGATGGCGAACGCGGCATCGGCCCTGATGCCGACCGCACGCGCAGCCAACGCGCCGCTCGAGGATTTGCTTGAGCTCTCGGAGATCCTCGCTGCCAGCAATCCAGCGCAGGGCCTCGAGGGCGCCAGCGTGGCGCTGCGCGAAGCAGTGTCCGGCGACTACGTCTCGCTGATCGAGCGATTCAACCTACCGCGAAACTACATCAATCAGCTCAAAGAAGAAGGGGTTCCGGCGCTGGAGATCGTGCAGCGATCACTGCAGTCGCTCGGATACGACACCGATCTTGTGGCTAACATGGCCAACACGGCTGAGGGACGGTGGTCGACCTTTCAGGACACGCTGCAAGCCCTGGCTGGTCAGATGACGGCGCCGATCTTCCAGGCGCTCAGCGGCGGGCTCGGTCAGGTCAACGACAAGTTGACCGAGATGTCGCCGATGCTTGAAGAGTTTGCTGGCCAAGTGGCGTACGTCATCGAGGGAGTTATCACTGGGTTCAGCGACGCTCAAGGTCCGCTCAACGCGCTCGTCGAGTATTCCGGCGAGCTGCCTGGTGTGTGGCAGCATGTATCCAACGCGGCCGCGATGTTGTACAGAGCCATTGAGGCGATCAAGCCCGTCATCGCTCCGCTCATCCCGATCATCCAGGCTAACCTCATCCCGATCCTGATTGCGCTTGCCGCGATCATCGGCACCTCGCTGGTCGCCGCCTTTGTCGCGATTGTCGGCCCAATGATCGTTCTGGGCACACAGATCCTGCTGGTCAGCGCAGCGATTGGCGGGCTCGTACTGGGCGGCATGAAGCTCTATCAGCATGTTACGACGACATACCCGCAGATCGGAGCGATCATCGGCGAGACGATCGCGACGATGCGCGGAGTGTTCGACACGATCGTGTACATTATCGACGCTATAACCAATGCGGCGCCAGAGTCGGATAAGCTGAAAGTTTTGATCGCTGTTGGTCGTGATCTCGGCGGCCCATGGCAGACAATCGCCGATGTCATCAATCAGGTACGAATTAAGTTCATTGAGCTTGATGAGGCCACGCAGGACATTCGCGAAGAACTGGCAAAACACCTTCAACCAATTCTCACAACCATTGCGACTGTTATCGGCGCAAACATCGTGCCGATTCTGATGCGATTCGCAGGCCTTCTGGCTGGCGCGTTGTTCAGTGCCATCATTGCCATCGTCGCGCCGATTGCACTGGCCGTCGCGAAGTTTGTGCTGATGGCGATCATCATGCATAAGATCATCGAGGTCGGCACTGAGCTATTCAAGAAACTTCTCACGCAGTATCCACAGATCGAGAGCACAATCTCCGACGCTATCAATTCAGTCATCGCTGTATTCCAGTCAGTGTGGGCTACGGTACAGACCGTATTCGCCAACATTCAAAACGTGGTACAAACGGTGCTCGATCTAGTTGCAGCGTACTGGACCGATAACAGCGACACGATCATGAGCGTGGTGAACACGCTGGTGCAGACGGTTCAAGCGCTATTCACCGAGATTGGCACAGCGGTTATGGGCGTCATGACCGAGATTCAAAAGACCATCGGCACAATCCTGCCAATCGTGGTCAAGTTCTGGAACGACAACGGAGCAGAGATTATCGCCACGGTGCAATCGCTGGCCATGAAGCTGGTGCCGCTGTTTCAGTCAATTGCTGCGCTGGTTGGCGCTGCCATTACGGCGATTGGCGCTATCACGCAGACAGTGCTGCAATACGTTCAGTACATTTGGACAGAATACGGCGATGAGATCTCTGCTATCGCCATCGGGGCGTTTCGATACATTGCTGATCAAGTCTCTTACTTCATGGACCTCGTTCAGGGCATCATCGATCTAGCAACATCGTTGATTCGCGGCGACTGGCAGGGCATGGCCAGCGCCTTGCAGCGAATTGTCGAATCGTTGTATAGGGGCATCGTCAGAACGTTTCAAATGCTGTCAGATGTGTTGTCGCCAATTTTCACGACGATTGGCAACTTTGCGTCAAGCACGTTCACCAGCGCATTCAACACCGTGTCGACGCTAGCGACCAACATGAGCAACGCCATCAGCTCGGCGTTCACTGCTGCGCGCAACAGCCTTCAGACCGGATTTGATGGAGTCGTGACGCAGATTCAAAGTTTTGGCACGACCTTCACCGATGTTGGTGGCGATCTTGCAGAGTACTTCATTACTGGTTTTACCAATTGGCTGAACGGTACAGCAGCGTGGGCGTCGTCGCTTGCAACCGCAGTCGGACAACTGGTGAGTCGAGTACAGTCTGGGATTGCCGCAATCCCGGCCATGGGCAGCACGGCAATCTCGGCCATGGTCGACAACCTGCGCACGTGGCTGAATAACACTGGGCAATACGCTGCCAATGTGCAAGCATCGATCAACACGTTTATCACATATCTCAGGGGCCCTATCGACAGCCTGAGATCGATGGGCAGTGATGCCATTGAGGTGATGGTTTCCAGACTGCGCGCATGGCTGAACAACACAGCTGGCTACGCGAACCTCGTCGGCTCGGCAATCAATACGTTCATCGGACTCATTAGCAGTCCCATCAATACCATCAGAGGTATGGGCGAAGCGGCGATCTCGACCATGGTCGATAACCTGCGCGCGTGGTTGAACAACACAACGAACTATGCAACGTCGCTGGCAACCGCAATCAGCAACCTCATCACTGCAATTCAGAACAAGGCGTCGGAGATACAGACCGCCGGGGCGACATACGCCAGCGCGCTGCTGCTCGGGTTGCAGCAGTGGATACAGAACGTACTCGGCACCGCCGCTGGACCGCAGCTCACTACAGCGATCAACGCCCTGCTGACGCACCTCAATCGTGCGCTATCGGCACTGGTCGAAGGAGGTGCGCAGCTTGGGCAAGCGATCATCATCGGCCTAGCCAGAGCAATCACGGGCGCAGTCGGGGCGGTGTTTGATGCAATCTGGAGTGTCATTACACGTGCGGCGCAGTTTCT